CAATACCCGAACTAAATACTTGGGGTAAGCTGGGTGTAATGTCTCCTTAATACCGTAAACCTTCGCAGCGTATTGAGCCGATGCTTCTGCAAATGTTTCCTCAATGGCTTGCCATCTATCCTTCTTTTTAGCCGATACCAATGAATAATAATCCGTCTTTTTACCGCCGCCCATAAGGTGGAACAATTCATGAAAAGCCGTTTTTGTCTGATACCCAATCATTCGATTATCATCTAACTGTAAACTGTACCGATTGAACAACATCTGCGCATCCGATGAACGAAAAATATCCATCCCGCAGAATCCTCTTTCAGCAGTTTTCTCAACGGTAACTTGAATACCTGTTCGGTCAATTCCCAAGTTGTCCATTAACTTTTCAGCGAAGGCTTTTCGGCTCGCGGCATCGTTCGCCTTGGGCTCTGGAAGACTTCTTAACATCTGTTTTACCTGTTCGCTTTCGTTTACTGTAGCAGAACCACCGCCTAACAGAGTGTTTTCTTCGGTGCCCATTAACCCTGGCTCAGGCTCCTCTTCTCCCACCCCAAACCTTTTCAGGAAAGCCACCTTAGTCATCATCTCTATATGTCCGGCTATGTGCACTTTGGTCGGCCAGGACACTCTGTCGATGTTGACTACAGGCTCGGGATAACACCGGCAATTGAATATGTTACCAGCATGGTAGCTGCCATAGCTCTTCCCTCCGAACAAGCTTTCCGGATCCGGTGGGTCGCTCCAACTCACGAGAACACCTTCCATGTGAGCGTGAGGGCTTCTAACCTTCGCATCTTGAGAGGTGCGCCAGATGTACCAGTTCAATCCCAGCGCCTGCGCCCTTGCCTGGGTGAAGGCAGTGTTAGCCTTACTCACCTCTGTCCTGGCTATTAACTTCGCCCGGGAGTCGCTGAGTTTAGGAAATCGTTCCTTCAATTCCTTGGCAATATCTTTTGACCTTGAACCTTCCATCGTGCGCTTTTGGATATATTCTGTCGCTTCTCGGGCCATGTCCGAGGGTAAGGAACTAATCAGGTTGGCGTTCTCGGCTATCTTTTGAGACACTACACCTCCGATTTGCGGGTTCTTTAGCTCACTCATAATAGCGCTATAAACAGCTCGCCCCTTGCTGCTCTCTCTGGCAGCCTGTCGCCAGGTGCGTCCATTATCGGTATAGAGTTGGGTGGACATCTTCATAGCTGTAGCTTCTGCGTAACGCTTAAACTCTGGCATAGCACCTATAGCCCGCAGTCTGTGCAGAATAATAGCCGGGTCATCTGTCCCGGCTATGGCTTGGTTGATCTGTTTTGTTATGTTTTCTAGAGTACGGGCATAGTCACGCTCTATTCGGCGCTTGGGTTCCCACAGGTCTTTTTTCATACCGTACCTCATATTGACTATAGCACTGATTTTTAGTAACATAGTGTTAGCGTTATACGATGTTGGCGAGGGAAGAGGGTCTGCTCGCCGTAAAACTGGATTAGTGTCGAAACCTTCCAGTTCCATCAGAATAACGCTTTTTTATGTCGTTTCAAATGCCGTGAGCAGAAAAGTCACCTTATCACCTCTTAGCTCAGGTGAAATAACAGCCTTCGTATCTCCCAAAGAGATTGCAAACCGCCCATCTGACTGTTTTTTTACCTTTCCGTTCTGGATAACTTTCGGTAAATCAAAAAGGAAACTCTCTCCATCAAGCCCTTCTTCAGTTCGTCTCTTAATAATATGCTGTAACCCAAACGTGTCATCGCCCCAAAGTAAATCTATCTCTCCGATACCTTTGCGGTGAAAAGCTCCCTTAACGTGACCATTCTTTTCTTGTAGCAATCTTTCTATGGCCGCCTGACCTTTTCCTGGATATTCTTTTCCCATCAGTTTGGCTACATCTGGTGAATACTCTTTTTCCTCTGAGCTTCCCCCTTCTGGCTTCCTGCCACTGCCAGGGCCACCATCAATAACCGGCTCATTGGTCGATGGCTCCTCTTGGCTAGCCGATGGCCCACCACCCAATAACCCACCGAGATCTGGCATACCCTCACCAGGCAGCTCTACTTCATCGCTGGCTTTCTCTATCGCATCGTCGGTAATGTTTGACCACATACCTGTGAATTCTGCAGATTGGCGCAGCTCCTGTAAAGATATACGCTGGCTGATTAGCCCAGCGTTGAAAGCATTGATTACACTGTCGGCAATGTTTTTGCCCAGATCCTTTTTCTCTCGCTCACTGGGACGACGACAGGGGTTGAAACTTACCAACAGGTCATCGGGTATTACACCGAATTCACTGACACACATCACCGGCAATAGCTTCTCCAACACTGGCCTAAGCTGGCTCTCCTGCTTCTGCTCAATGCTGTCGTAATAGTTTTGCATGTCACTCTCTCCAGTCGCATTAAGCCCGGCAGGTGAACGGCCAAACAATTTAGTAACCGGCATCTCCGCCGCACCTGCTACGTCCATCATGAAAGCATCGTAGACTTCAGACAGACCGCTAAAGGTATACTGGTGTGTCTCCATGGAATCCTTGGCATCCATGACATGCATACCCATGTTATTCATCAACCAGTTTTGCGCCTGTAAAGTGGAGTATAGCTGATTTTGCAATTGCGCGGTCCCACCAACTAATATCTGCCCCAGTTCGTTCATCTTCAACACACGTAAATTGGCCACAAAAATAAGCTGGGCGATGTTCCAGCTTGTGTTGTCTCTTTTTTTCAATTCATCGAAAACATGCTCCACCTCGGAGGCGCCCCAATAGGATTCAGCTTGGCGCTCCCAATGGGGAAGGTCACGCCCAGAAAACCTAAGTATCCGGCTGTGGTGCACTACGGTGTTCGGTACTCCCTCAGCGGTGATGGAGTAGTACTTCGGCAAGCCGAACTCCGGGTCACCAATATCCTCCACCAAATCCAACATGGGGTAGACACCTGACCATCGATCCAGTATCAGTATCCCTTTGAAGCTGTCCGGCATGACCATATCAAGGTCTAACGGCTCATCCAAGATATCCTCATGCCCAGCAATCATAATCACGCCAGCAGCGCCCCCGTACAGCCTACCCCAGCGCAATCCCTCAATGAGCTTCATCCTAAGATTAACCACCCGTTCTAAACGCTCTAACTGCCTAGCATCGTCCGGAGGCATTTGGCTTTGCACCTGAAACCAGTTTTTCGTCATGTCTTCCGGTACAGCATCAATCAACCGTCGGATGACCCAATGACTCCGGTATAAGCTGTTCATCAGGTTGTAGTCACGGGTTAGCCTAGTCAGGGGATACTCTGTAAACTCCAGCATGTTCGGTTGGCCATAGCCCAACCTTGCCATAGCATTCATAAATGCATCTGTCGTTCTTATGCCGTCTGCTTGCTTAACACTAATCATGTGGCGCTCACTCTCCATTTGGGGATTACCGTTCTCACGAAATACCGCAGCGCATCACAAGCGTGATCCGCTTGCTTTAGCGGTTTCTCTTCGCCTCGTTCAGCCGCCTTTTCATCCCAGATATAAGACAGCAGTTCATTTCTCAGATTCCTACACCTTTTGTTAATCCTGATTTGGCCTTTAGCCATCATCGTAGACACTCTTCTGATACCTTCCAACACTTCATTGTTAGCGTCTTTTACAAAGCATCCCCGATTAAACAGCGCCACTTTGAAGCTGGCAGCGGAAGGATCCAGGACAGCCATCTGTACCGGCAAATCCCCAACGAACTTTGCATAGTCGTCAGCATACTCGCTGTCTTCTTTTTGTCTGTATTCCTGCCTACTGCTCCAGTAGTATTCATCATCTACCCAAAGGGTAGTATTATCATCGATAATCTTTAGATATACCATCGGATTGGTTGTGCCATAGTCGATGGTCACATAGGCAGCACCCACCGGTGGCTCGTGATCGTAGAGATAACCATCCTGCCACATATCATAGATCCTGCCTTGGCCGGCTACCCGCAATCCCAGCACATAGCGGTCATAGAAGAACCCGCTATACTGGCTCTTTATCTCGTTTTTCCTCTCCTCAGTTATCGCCAGATTGTCATCCAAGGTAAACTTCCAGAGGTTAAACCCCGGTAGATGCTCTTTTTCGTACTTGTCCAAGTAGTCAACATATATCCAATGGTTGGGGTTATCCGGGTTAAGGGTCCAATAGTTCTTCCGGTCACGGGATACGAAAGACCGCCTGAAAGCCTCCTCTACGAAAGTCTTGGGATGTAGGTTGATCTCATCTGCATACCACCCGCCGATGGTGCGCCCCCTGATTTTTTTGTAGCTGGCTTCGTCATGGGCGCCCACACAATAGATTACTTTCGGCTCGCTGTATAGAGGTGATTTTACAGTAAGAACCCGGTTACCGTCTGCATCAACACCGTATCTGGCGTAAGGGTGGGCTAGGTTTATGATTCCAAAGTCGTTGTCAATTACATTGGCGTATAGCGTAGCAATAGTGTTACCGGACATCAAAAAGCGGGTCTCAACGCTCTGCATCACATACGCCAGCCAAGCAGCGATACTGACCACTGTTTTCCCGCTACGCACAGCACCCTCCCAAACGTTCAGGTAACCGGTGTTAGTAAACGATTCTCTGGCCTTATCGGTGAAGTCGAGTATCTCTATCTTCGCCATGTAGCTACCTCTTTAGCTTATTGAACAGCTCAATCAGATTCGAATCTTGTTGAGTCGTGTCCAGGTTGACCTTGTCTGTAAACATAGCGTATCTCTTGCCAAGCAGTTCGGCGGCCCTTAGGCGTTCTTTCTCGTCAGGCTTTTTGAGCATGTTCTTGGCTTTTGATCTCCCGTTTCCGACACCCTCAACGACAACGATCTCAGAATCGGATTCGCCTCGCAGTACCGACGTTAGATACTGCATTATTTCTACCGGTTGGGCGATACGTGCAGATTCGATCTCTTTAAGTCGTTGCTCCAAATAGCTTTGAACTCTTGCGGTCTTTAATAATCTGTCGGCATTTGATCCGGCATATTTTGCGGCGTATCCTGCTTTTATCGCCGCCTCTGTTGCATTGGCAGATTCCAAAAAATAGTCAACAAATCGCTTTTGCTTCTCCAGTAGCCTCATTTCAGAACACCACACTTAGCATAAAAAGGGGACGCCACGGATTAGTTGACGTCCCACCTACAGGAGGAATCTTTCTACCTACACTATATCACAGATGAATGTCGCTTTTAGTCGCTTTTAGTCGTTTCTTACTTTTTCCAAGATTCTGCCGTGTAGCCGATGAACCCAACTCTTATCGTAGTGCATATCCGCTGCGATTTTTTCCCAGCTGTGTCCCCGGATATATCTTGCCCTCATTATCACCCGTTCGCGCCCGTCCAAATTACCAATAACCGACACTATACGTTTATGCAATCTCAGGACCTGGCGGCATTTATCACCATAGCTC